TGGCAAGAACATCAATTAATTCATTCTCTTGGTTCTCACCAGCTGGTGCATCTAGAGGAGCAATTAATGGAGCAGTTAAACTTGCATATAATCCAACACAAGCACAAAGAGATATCATCTATCCGAAGAGAATCAATCCAGTGATTGCATCTCCAGGTGCAGGAATTATTCTCTTTGGTGATAGAACTGGACTTGGTGTTGCATCAGCATTTGATCGCATCAATGTTCGTCGTTTGTTCCTTACATTAGAGGATACAATCGAAAGAGCAGCAAGAGATCAGTTGTTTGAATTTAATGATGTAATTACAAGAACGAACTTCTTAAATATAGTTGATCCTTTCCTTCGTGATGTAAAAGCGAAGAGAGGTATCACTGACTTTGTTGTTATTTGTGATGAAACAAATAATACACCAGACGTAATTGATGCAAATCAATTTAGAGCTGATATCTTTGTAAAACCCGCAAGATCGATTAACTTTATCGGACTTACATTTGTTGCTACTCGCACAGGAGTAAGTTTTGAAGAAGTAGTTGGAAACGTTTAAATCACTAGAGGAAAAAAATTAAATGGCTAACCTAAACATTCCAAGCACTAGAGATAGAACCCTTGATGCATTCAAGGGTAAAATGGTTGGGGGTGGTGCTCGTCCAAATTTATTTGAATGTGAACTATTCTTCCCTGACGATGCAATTCCTACTGATTCATCAACTGATGAAATCGCAGATAAAAGTAGATTTCTAGTCAAAGCAGCACAGTTACCTGCTTCAAACATTGCACCAATACTTGTTCCTTTCAGAGGAAGAAATTTAAAGATTGCAGGAGATCGTACATTCGATCCTTGGACAATTACGGTAATTAATGATGTTGATTTTAAAATCAGAACAGCATTTGAAAGATGGATGAACTTGATCAATAAGCATGAAGATAATTCAGGACTTACTGATCCAACAGCATATCAAAAAGATTTATTTGTAAGACAGTTAGGTAGATCTCAAGTAAGTGGGCCTAGTCCTCAAAGTGATGCACAATTACCTGTCTTGAAAATGTACAAGTTTCATGGAACTTTCCCAACTAATATCTCTGATATTCCCCTATCTTATGATAGTTCAGATACAATTGAAGAGTTTACTGTAGAGATGCAAGTTCAGTGGCTTGATGCTCTTGATTCACAATCTAGAACACAACTTGGCACAGGATCATAAATAGTGCTATAATAGTAGCAAAACGATTATACAATGGCAAAACTTTTTGGATTTAAAATCCCTGACGGAGAGGATAAGAAACCGAAAGGGGTGGTATCTCCCGTCCCTCCTAGCGATGAAGACAAGTCAGACTTTTATGTCTCCAGTGGATTTTATGGCCAATATGTTGATATTGAGGGTGTATATAAGAATGAGCAAGACATGGTTCGTAGATATCGTGAGATGTGTCTACACCCAGAATGTGATAGTGCGATTGAAGATGTTGTAAATGAAGCAATAGTTTCTGACTTGGATGATTCTCCTGTTGAGATTGAGTTGTCTAATTTAAATGCATCAGATAGATTAAAAGATGTAATAAGAGAAGAATTTAAAACTATTAAGAATCTTATGAACTTTGATAAGAAGTGTCATGAGATTTTTCGTACTTGGTATATTGATGGTAGAGTTTTCTATCACAAAGTTATAGATTTAGATAATCCATCTGAAGGTATTCAAGAAATAAGATATATTGATCCACTTAAAATAAAATTTGTTCGTGAAACAGATAAAACTGGTTCAAATAGGTTGTCACCATTTAATGTTTCAAAAAATGGAGATGATCCAAAAAATGCTGATGCTCCAAAATTAAATGAGTATTATGTGTATGATCCAAGCGGTGGTAAAAAAGGAAGTGGAATCTATCCATCACAAACTGCAAAAGGTGCAGTAAAAATTGCAAAAGATGCAATTACATATTGCACATCAGGACTTGTAGATCGTAATAAACAAACAGTATTATCATATTTACATAAAGCAATTAAGGCACTTAATCAATTAAGAATGATTGAAGATAGTCTTGTAATTTATAGATTATCTCGTGCTCCAGAAAGAAGAATATTTTATATTGATGTTGGTAATCTTCCAAAAATAAAAGCAGAACAATATCTTCGTGATGTTATGAATCGTTATCGTAACAAGTTGGTATATAATGCTGATACTGGAGAAATCAAAGATGATCGTAAGTATATGGCAATGCTTGAAGATTTCTGGTTGCCAAGAAGAGAAGGTGGTAGAGGCACAGAAATTACAACATTACCTGGTGGACAAAACTTAGGTGAACTTTCTGATATTGAATATTTCCAAGCAAAATTATATAAGTCATTAAATGTTCCAACAAGTCGATTAGATAGTAGTGGTGGATTTAACTTAGGTCGTTCATCAGAAATTTTAAGAGATGAAATTAAATTTAGTAAATTTGTTGGTAGATTAAGAAAAAGATTCTCTCAAGTTTTCAATGATATGTTGAAGACTCAGTTAATTCTTAAAAATATTATTACACCAGAAGATTGGAATGATTTGGAAGATCATATTCAATATGATTACCTATACGATAATCATTTTGCTGATCTTAAAAAGAACGAATTACTAAATGAGCAACTTGGTGTTGTTGCATCAATGGAACCATACATGGGTAAGTATTTCTCTAATCATTTTGTTCGTACTAAGATTCTTAAGCAAACTGAAGATGAAATCAAAGAAATTGATAAAGAGATAGACAAAGAAATTAAAGATGGTTCTTTGATGGATCCTAATGCAATGGTTGATCCAAATACAGGTGCACCAATGAATTCAAGTATGGATCTAGGACAACCGATAAATGAACCAGATCTTGAAAGTCAAGGTTCTGCAACGGAAGCACCTGAAGGTGGAGAGATATAAATAAATATTAGACAATATTATACTTTCTTAACATGGACGATTTAATGGATATGATGGTTGATGATGCATCCTCATCTACAATCAGCGATAAAATAAAAGAAATTTTATACGCAAAGACTGCAGAAAAAGTTGATGCTGCAAGACCATTGGTAGGTGCAGAACTTTTTGGTGACGAAATTCCAGAAGTTGAAGAAGAACCAACTGATGAAACTGAAGTGACAAATGAAGTAGAACCTCAAGAGGAAGAAGAAACAAATGGCTAGAATCTTAATTAAAGGAACACAAATTGCAGTACCTAATACTGTTGGTGCTGGAACAAGTTTTAGTGAAGCAACTCTTGTTCGTTTAGTAAATACCGCAACTGGAACAGATCATGTAGTTACCGTACAGGAAACTGCTGGTGGAACAACAGTTGGAACTTTTACAATTTTAAGAGGTTCAGTTGAAGTATTAGAAAAACAAACTACACATACTGTTTCTGTAAATGCAGGAACTGCAGTATTGGGTGCAAAAATAGGTTACACTAATTAAGAACAATGAAATTAATCACAGAAGAAGTCTCAAATGTAAAAATAATCACCGAAGGTAAGGGATCTAATAAGAAACTTTATATTGAGGGTGTATTTTTACAAGGTAACATTAAAAACAGAAATGGTAGAATGTATCCTGTCGAAACTCTTGCAAGAGAAGTTAACAGATACAATGAATCATTTGTTGGAAAAGGTAGAGCACTTGGTGAACTTGGACATCCAGATGGCCCAACAGTTAACCTAGATCGTGTTTCTCATAAAATTACATCACTTGTTCAAGAGGGAGATAATTTTAGAGGTAAAGCACAACTACTTAATACTCCAATGGGTAAAATTGCATCTTCACTTTTAGATGAGGGTGTGATGTTAGGAGTTTCTTCTCGTGGTGTTGGATCATTAAGAGAAGATCGTGATGGATGTAAAGTTGTTGGTGAAGATTTTATGTTAGCAACTGCTGCAGATATCGTTGCTGATCCTTCTGCTCCTGATGCATTTGTATCTGGAATTATGGAAGGAAAAGAGTGGATCTGGGACGGAGGAATCCTTCGTGAACAACAAGCAGCACAAACTCAGAAGAGAATTAATACACTTGTTGACCAAAAAAGACTTGAAGAAAAGAAACTCGAATTGTTCGGTGATTTCTTGACAAATCTTTAATTTATAAATAACTATAGTAAAATTTTAAACAAAGGTTAAATCGGAGAGTTACAAATGTCTCGTGGTACTAAATTACAAGAAATGGAAGTAAAGACACAGCAATCCAAGACTGTTGTTAATGCTA